ATTGTGTTTGCTCTGCATCAGTCTTTTGATATTGTTGGGATCAAAATCTTTGCCGTTAACTAGGTGTTTGATCTTTCCTAAATCAATATCCGTGCGAGATTTTGCTTCGTCGATATTGAGACGACTGAGTTGATTTCGATAAGCAACAAGTTCGCTAAGTTTCATTGGAAGTCAAACAAAGATGTAAATGTATTATCTGTATTGGTTGCAGATGCAATATCCCAATCTAATACGCCCAGCAAGTTATCAACCTTGCCGTCGATCACCGTGGCCTCCATGGCACCATCATCAAATGGAAGTTCTTTGAACCATTGCGGCAAATGCAGTTCATCTGTGGGATAGCCAATACTGGTCCAACCCAGTGGATTATCTTTGAGTTTGCATACAATGGTTTTCATACCATCCACAATCTGCATTGAGTAGTTGTCCGAATTCATTCGGCGCAGAGTGTTCCAATTCAGCGCTGCTCGAACATGTCCGGGCATGTTGGCTTTGCCTAGACGTTGTTCTTCAGCACCATACTTGGTCAAATTGTTCACACGCTTTGGCGAACCTTTTTCCCAGCCTGGGCGTTCTTTGAATGCATACTTGAACTCACGGACTTTTTCAACGACATCATCCTTTTGCCCACCCGTTAACACATCGTGCAGTAGTTCGCTTAGAAAATCTTGAATAACCTTGGGTGTATCACTGCGCTTCAGATCCAAGCCCATGGCCTTTACTTTGCCCGGCTTGCCTTCGACGTCTACACGCTTGCCTTCTTTGTCCACAATCATCACAGCATAACGCTTCTTGGTAATGAACAAACCTTTGCTTGCTACTACTTCACGCCCACCCTTGATTACTGAGCCCATTTCCCTTGGACAATGGAAGGCCTGCTCCATAAAGCCTGGAAAGCTGATGTTAACTTGCTCTGCGATTGAATCATATAATTGGATAGCAGTTTCTTTGCTCCACGCCATGCGTCCTTCTTCCACTTCTTTCTTAAGGACGGGCCAGGCTGAGAAATAGCACGAATCGGTATCACCGTAGATGATTGTTTCACCAACATGATCATATTTGCCGGTAATGCATTCGTTGACATACGCATCCATGTGTTTCGCGATGCTACGCCCAGTAAGAGTGGTTGATTGACCAATACGCTTGTCAAAGAATCTACAACCCGGGTTAAGGATGGCGCCATATAGTGAGTTAAGGTTAATTTTCTTAACCAGTTGTCGTTTGTCCCAGTATTCTTCATCTTCTTTGGTCTCACATTGCTTGAGCTTGGCCTGCATCTCTTTGCGTTCAGCATACCAACGTTTCAGCAATCCAGGAATAATTCCTTCGCGTTCATATGTGAAGATTGTTCCATTGGCACTCAACACCCAAGGTTGATTGGAATCGAAAATCATGTGCCACACTTCGGCGGCACTGTGCACAGTTTCTTCCCCACCTTGCCAGTCGATGGTAATTTCTGTGCCACGTTGCTGTTCCATTACAGCGGTATATTCCAACGTGGCAAACAAACCTTCCCAGGCAGCAGCAAAGCTCATCTTTTGATTTTCCATTCGATCTTTGATGAGCCTGTCGGTCATTGTTAATCGGAGTTGCCCAACGATTGTTTCGGGGCCCATGTTAAGAGCACGGATCGCTGAGGGGTAGAGCGAGTTAATGTCGATGGAGCCGATGTATTCGTGGATGCCTTTTTTGGGATAAGCAACATAGGCACCTGCGGCTTGCGTGTCTTCATCTGTGAGTCTTTCTTTACGGTTGGGAACTACCATGCCACGTTCGTGGGCTTCGTTGATAATAGCCTGCTCAGTCACAGCCACAGCACCCATGGTGGTCTGTAGCAACACTGTGTTTTCATGTGCCAGTGTATTGGCCAAGTCTAAAAACTTTAGTTTTTTGTCTAGCTTGGCCAACAACAAAGTATCTTGACGGTTATAGTCAAGGAATGTCTTGAAGTTCTGATTGTAAAGTTGATCCAGTGTGCCTTCAAACTGGGTCTTGCGTTCGTCTAGTTCATATTCGCCAATGGCGTCCAATGAGTAACTGTGACGTTCTTCGTATGTGTATTTGCGATACAGTTGCATATAGTCCATATGCACACGACCCACAAGGTCAAATGTTAGGTTCTCTGCACCAAAACGTTCAAACATGCGTTGCTTGGGCAATTGTCCCCACAAGCAGAATCTGCGTGTGTCGTCCTTGCTCAACACACGAGTGATACGCATAACAGTGTATGGAATATCGAAACCTTCTGAGTTCCAACCGGATAGTGCGTCAGCATCTTCGATTAGATCCAGGAACATTTTCAGCATGTCTTCTTCGTGATCGAATAGCAAACAGTTTTCGAACTCTGCCGCAATCTCTTGTGCAGTTTCCATGCTCATGTGACGAGGTGGAATTGCCAGTGTAACTAATTGTCCTAACCAGTCTAAGTAAACAGAGATTGCAGTAATCTTGTTAAACGGATCTTCGGGTCGACTGTAACCCTTTTCTGGATCAAAGTCGACCTCAATGTCGAAAAATGCTGTGTGTAGTCGGGGTGCATCGGCACCTTTGAAGTTTTCTTCCAGACATCTGAAAATAGGGTTGATGTCTGATTCATAGAGTTGTTTGCCGCTTTGAATACGGATTTCCTTGCGGAACTCTTTGTTATTCCGCGTAGAAAACCTTGAAACGGGCGTGCCATAGATGCTTTGAAATTTACCACGAGCATCGTCGTAGTAGAAAACATAGTTCGCCGGGAACTCTTGGTATATGCGAACGCCGTTCTTGCGTTCTACAACATGAATGCGATCGTGCTCGCGATCAAATAATGCGTCTACGTAACTCATTGTTCTCCGTTTATGGCCGGAAGGCCTTGATACATGCCCGTGTCGTGGGCGAGCCGGCAAAGTTAAACTTCACGTTTAGTTATGATCTGATCCACTAGACCGTAATTTAATGCTTCTTCCGCGCTCATGTATTTGTCACGATCCATATCACGTTCAAGATCTTCAAAGGTCTTGTTGGCACTGTTGTGCTGAACATAGATCTCAGTCAGACGTTTTTTCAGGTAAGTGATTTCCTTGTAACTGATTTCAATGTCACTTTGCATGCCACGAGCACCACCACTGGGCTGGTGAATCATGTGTCGAGCATTGGGCAGCATTTTGCGTTTGCCCGCAGCACCTGCCTGTGCCAGCAGCGATCCCATGGAGCAAGCTTGACCCATCACAATGGTCTGCACATCGGGGCGGATAAACTGCATGGTATCGTAAATAGCCATGCCTGCTGTAACTGATCCACCGGGCGAGTTGATATACATGTAGATATCTTTTTCGGGATCTTCGCTTTCAAGAAACAGCAGCTGAGCCACAATGAGATTGGCCATTTGATCATGCACTTCGCCTTCCAGCAAGATCACACGATCGCGAAGAAGTCGACTGTAGATATCGTAGCTACGCTCACCTTTGCTGGTTTGCTCCAGCACCATTGGAACTAATGCCATGTTGATCCTTACAGTGTTTTGCCCACAGTTTCCAGAATGGTTTCTAGGGTTTCGTGATCTTGCTTTTCTTTGCCAAATTCGGCCTTGTGTGCCAGTTTGATGGCTTTCTTGAGAATAGCCGGCTTGACTTCCAGCTCTTCGGCTACGGCCTTGATGGTATCGTTTAACCCACCTTGCAGGGTATCAATTTCGTGCATTACTTGACAACCTTCATTGACAATCGCCGTCAACTTAATTTTTTGATCGCCGTTAAATGTTTTAGTCATATATTTCCTTTGTTAAGTTTTTTGAGTGCTTCTCTAGCCTTTGCAGCTTCGGACATTTTCTTTTTAGTTTCTTCGGATCGTTTAATACCAGTTAACTTCGAAGAAACTTTTTCGTAAATGTCTGTTCTTGAAGCACGTAGTTTAGCAGCTTTTGCATAGTTTTGTCTAGCTTCTTCGCTGTGTTTTATGCCTCTAGTAGGACTAGGTTTACCAGTTCGGGACTCAGAAAGTTTTTCTCTATGTTCTTTTGAAAAAGTTTTTGCAAACATAGGATTATTTTCGCCTTTTTTTGAAGCCGATATTTTTTGCCGTGTTTCATCTGAATGAGCACGTTTGACTTTTTTCCGTTGTTCTCGCATTTTATTTGCTTGTTCAACACCATAGATTTCTTCCCAGGTTTTTCCTTTTTTTGCGTTAGACCATTTTTGTTTTGTTTCTTTACTATGAATAACTCCGGATGCCCCCTCCCCGCCATCGGAAAGATTACATAGACATCCAGTGCCGTCTGATAATTTTCCGTATTCTTCAATTAACGCGGTTTCGATATTCCATGCTTCTTGTTCTGTTAAATTTTCGTGTAGACGCTTTGACACAAAACCATGTTTGTTAACAATATTTTTCCAAAACTGATTTCTAGTCCGAGACAGATCTCTTTGATTTTTACCTTTGCCGACATAGAAAGGTAATCCGTCGGGGTCGTCTGCTTTGTAATGGGCGTAGACATAATACATAAACACATCTCCTAAGGTGTTTATTTAGTCTGAGTTAGTTTAATTTACTGAAATGGTGCTCGTTTTGGGCGTCTGGGTAGCGAATCCTTGGCCCGGGCAGAAGCCGCCCACTCGGTCCTAAGGCGAGTTTCTTAATTTCAGTAGGCCCATCCAACTGAAAATTTTTATATACATCCATCCTATGTCAAATTCAAACCATCGTCGACTCAGTTTAGGGTTAGCAGGATCCAAATGATGGTTATTATGCAGACATTCGCCACCAATAATAATGCCCCAAGGACTAATGTTCCTGCTGTTATCTTTAGTTTGGCCATTGCGATATCCCCACCAGTGTCCAACACCGTTGATCACACCTGCTGCCCAGAATGGAATCCACAGCATTTGTATACTCCATATTACCGCGCCCACCCAACCAAACAGGATGAGGTTGAACATAAGGAGAACGCCAATGCCAAGTCTGGAGTAAGGAGTGTATAAGTTGCGCTCCATGTAATCGTCGGGAGTGCCACGACCGTATGAGTCAACCATGGCCGAATCTTTTGATGCTGTATGATACAACAACGCACCTTGGGTCAACACTCGCCAAATTCCAAACACATGTGGCGAGTGCGGATCACCCGGCCGATCACTGTATCCATGATGCTTGCGATGTATGGCCACCCACTGTTTGGTTACCATGCCTGTGGTCAACCATAACCAGGCTC